TAATCAAGATAGATAATCATAAACGCTATATTTAGAAATGAATTTTGCTATGTGGACAAATGATATCGATGAATGCCAATGCCCGCAGGCAGGATTTTGTGAATTTTTCAGGCAGGAGATGACATACGATCCGCCAAATTGGCAATGGTGTCAAAATGCCACTCCAGAAGAAAGAGGAGAGTATAAAATATCTTGTGATAAAAAGCACGATAGAAAAAATTTTGAAATCAAGGGCAGGTTTTTAACAGTCAACGATTTGATTGAAGATTGCAAAAATCATTTGATTCCAAAATTAGGAGAACTTGAATTAAAAGGAATCGCAGGAGTGCCTAGATCGGGGTATTTGCCAGCTAGCATGTGTGCTCTATGGTTAAATATTCCTCTATATTCTTTTAATAGTTCAGGAGATTTTTGTCCGTTATCTGGTCGATCGCAATTTGGCGGTCAAAGAATGAAAGATTTTGAACAGAAAAAAGGGAAAATATTAGTTTTAGATGATACCGTTTATGGTGGAAAATCTTTAGTTGAAATAAAAGAAATTCTTAAAAATCACAAGCAAGTTCTATATGGAAGTTTATATGTTCACCCAAAATCATTGCATGCAGTAGATGTTTATGGAAAAGAATTACCCCCACCTCATCTCTTAGAGTGGAATTTTTTTAACAGCGCGTACATCCAACATGCTGCATTGGATTTCGATGGAATATTGTCGCCAAATGTTCCATATGAAGTATGCCAAAATGAAGCTGATTATATAAATTACATAACAAATGTAGAGCCATTATATTACAGAATTCCTCGAACTTACACGTGTAAGGGGATAATAACAGCAAGACTTGAAAAATATAGAGACATAACAGAGGCTTGGTTAGAAAAGCATAAAATAAAATATGGCTTTTTACATATGTTTCCTACGGAAAAGCAAGAAATCAGGGATAAAAATCACGTAGTTGAATCCGCAAGGTTTAAATCAAAAGCATTTACAGATTCAAATGCGGCTTATTATGTTGAGAGCGAACCAGCAGAAGCTGCGTTGATAAGAAGTCAAGCTTATAGGTTGGTAATATGTCCTGATGAAGGAAAGTATGGGTAATGGATTCAATTAAAGAAATCCCGACAAGAGAATTAATATATGACATTGTACCCAAAAATGGCGTTGGTGCAGAACTTGGTGTGTGTAGAGGAAGCAATGCAGTTCAACTATTTTTTAGAACAAAACCTTCTATTTTGTTCTTGGTTGATAAATGGGAAAAAATAGAAGACGGCAAATGGTGCGGAATTGTAGCTGGGCCGAAAGGAAGAAACCCAAATTTGTGGTTGGGTGATTATGAAGAATCAATCAGAGAAATATTTGAAAAAGAAATTAGTCAAGGTAAAGTTCTTATAAATAAAGAATCTTCTATTAAATTTCTATCATCCCTCCAAGATAATTCCCTAGACTGGGTTTATATAGATACTGATCACCGCTATCAAACTATCAGTAAAGAAATCGATATATCAATAAAAAAAGTGCGTAAAGATGGTTATATTATGGGGCACGATTATTTTGCCAACCCCGCAATGTGGGGAACATCGGTGATCCGAGCAGTAAATGAACGCATACAAACTGGGGACATAAAAATGGAAGCTATATCCAATGAGGTTTGGCCCACTTATTTGACAAAAGTTTTATGATCTATTTTCCAGATAAAAATATTGCAATAATAACCCCTCCACACACCGCCAGCGGCAATCTACATAAAACTTTATGTTCGGCTGATTATGGAGGACAATGGGTAGTAGGGCCTTGTTTGTATACAGGAAATATTAATCACCATTATTGCAAAATACCTACAGGATGGAAACATGAGGGATGTAAAATCGTGGTAGTAGTGAGAAACCCTTACGATAGATTAATTGGGTTATATAAACATTATGAATGGTGGCTTAAAAAGAACGAAATTGAAAATATAAAAACATTTAGCCAATATGTGCTTAAGAGACCAGATTCATGGATTGATAATAAAACAATAACCGACTTTTTATCAGACAATGATGTTGAAGAGTATGCAACCATAAAATATGAATCAATAACGAATGATCTGAATCAATTAATTTCAACTAAAGTTGATCTGCTACCAAGATATCATGAGCCTAATGTGATATCAGAGTGGTATTGTCAAGATGAAGTGATAAATGAAGTAAACTCTGGGTGGGCAAATAAAGATTGTGAAAATTTTGGATATAAGGCGATCAAATGCAATTTTGCATAAACCCTTTCAGAACTTTGCATGTTCATTCCAGAAGTTATATAACTTGTTGCCCTAGTTGGTTTTCAGACTCGTCTAAGGTCATTGTTGAGGGAGAATATGAAAATTTATGGGACGTGTGGAATCACGACAAATTTCAGAAATTAAGAGAAGCTTGGCTGAATAAAGACAAATCGCTGTGTCTAAATTGTCCTTTGTTTTTAACTAAACCAAAAGGCATGCAAATTAAAAATGATTCCATGACACCCATAATGCAGAAAGGCCCATCGACGATTGTTTTTGCAAACGATGTGACATGTAATTTACATTGCTGGTCTTGTAGATCAAGGCCAATAATAGAAAAGCGTCAAGAAGAAATATTTAAACAAACTAAAAAAGTGCTAGAAACTTTTAAGGAAAGCATAAAATTTTTCTCTGCCATTGGATCCGGTGATCCATTTGCCAGCCCCGCTTGGCTAAAAATATTGCAAACTTTGGATATAAAAGAATACAACAGTCCTGACATAGAAATATTCACTAATGGGTTGTTGATCCCAAAATATTGGGATTCGATTAGCCAATTACACGATAATATAACCCGAATAAAAATGAGTGTTGATGCTGCTAGTAAAAAGATATATGAAAAAACAAGGTTGGGCGGGAAGTTTGAAGATATGGATTATGCAATGAAATTTATATCCAAATTAGGGAAGCAATTTATTCTTAATATGATAGTTCAATCAGACAATTTCACAGATATCCCCCTTTTTATAGAAAGAGCAATAAACAATAATGCAACCAGGGTAAATCTTACCATGCTTAAAAATTGGCCGGATCTTGGTGGCGGGATAGAAAAGTTCAAAGAAAAAGATCTGTCCAATAAAGAACATCCTAATTATGGAAAATTTTTAGATTTACTAAAAAGAGAAAAGCATCTTTTGGATCATCCAATAGTAGATGCGTCAAGAATAATGCCAGAAGGGCACAGCATTATAAGAAATTTGTTGCAAACAACGGTTTATATGGACCAGATATAATCTTATTTGAAAAATAACAAATGAGAGAAATGAACGAAAATTCAAAAATAAAGTATGTCAATTTACATTAGTTATCCAGATGCGACCGGGTTGAGCCTAGCGGCTTCGATTGAAAGACTATCCGACAATTATATGTGGGATAATGTTGCGAAGCAGTTTGCATCTTCTGTGACTTTTGTTAACAAGAAAATCGTTCTTACAGAAGGCACTAGCGAAAATTTAAGCACTTACACTGGCAAAAACAGTGGTGATTTGGGGGATGCCGGAGATATATTATTGAGAGTACACAATCTTAATGACAGCAATATATCGTTGGCAACCGCCCAGGCATACATCATTGGCGGCATAGAACTTACGAGAACGCAAGACGTTCCATTGACGATGGCAAATATCATTTCTGCCTTCACCGATGCGGCGGCACAAATTCAAATTGTCGCTGTCAAAGAACGTGTTGTGCGTGCAGCAGTGTCTACTTCTGTAAAAAGTTCACCTCAAAAATTACCTCAGTCAGTGGAACAGGATCGCCGAGAACGGATTGACGATGTAGCGTCGCTTGATCACCTTCTGGGTCCAGTATTTAATGACGGCTAACCTAAAAAAGATTAGCGGGCGGTTTGTGTCAAAATTATTATAGGTTTGTAATATAAGGGTAAAATAATGTCGAAACAAGTTCCATTCACTGTTCATATTAAAATCTTCCCACAGTTACCGGGTAAGAGAACTGAGAATACGAGAGAATTACAAAGAATAGCATCGTTGATTAGCGATGCTGTGGTAGATGCTGAAATTGGTACTGAAAGATGGAGTAGCGGTGATGTTATTAATGTTGCCACACCATCTGGTGGCCAGTCATATGGGGGAAGCGATGCTGGCCCAACTGGCAGTGTTAGTAGTAGGTTTAGCAATTTATCATATGGCGGTGCAGTGGTGCCGCAATTTGGAAATGCCCCTCCGCAAGTACGTATCACTGGGTTTTACACTTCATCTAGCGCCAATAATCAGCCCCATCCCGACACGAAAATGATCCATGCTGGTCAGACGATTACCAGAGCAGGCGGCGCTCACCCATGGGAATCGGGGGGTAATCCAACATCAACAATAGAGACCGAAGTAAAAGCATTGAAAACGTTTTTAGAGACAAATATCACAGCTGGTCTTCCCAGTAGCATTACATATAAGATATTCAGAATTGATTATTCGGGCATTGTCTGGGGAGACAGAGGTCACCATTTCCCTAAATAGCGAGTCAACCATGCCGATTGATACAATTGATGCTGGAGAAAATGGTTTTCGGAGAATGATTAACGCCAGGATAAAAGAGTATGCAAAAAGGGTTGCGGGCGGGAGCACAGACATTTTTGCTGAGAGACTACCAGATTCGTGTTATCCCACTAAACAAGAACTAGGATTTTGGGTTGAGTTTAATATTGATGATCGGGTGTAAAAATGGCAATTATTGCGCCAGCTGATTTACCGGCTGTTTTAAAGGTAAATCCTGAACCTATGAAAAAATATGTCCTATCTAAATTAGGACATCCGGTGGTTGAAGTAGAAATAGCTGAAGATCAATGGAATTCAATATTAGCTGTGGCCGGTGATTTTATCGCTGGATATTTTCCTAGAGAACAAAAAATAGCTTTGTTTTACACGGAACCATTAAAATCCACTTACCCAATGCCCGCAGATGCTTATTGGATACAAGAAGTTTCTTGGGATCCAGTGTCGACAAGAATAGATGATGTTTTTGGTGCTGAATCTTTCTTATTTAATATTGGAAATATTTCTGGTGTCCAAAATATTTTGACGGACTATCATTTACTGCAGGCATACAGAAAATTTAGCCAAAAAGTTTTAGGCACAGAAGGTCATTGGGAGGTCATTGGGGAGGTAGATGGGGAATCCAAAGATCAATTAATAAGGTTATATCCAACACCAAAAGGTGCTTTTCCTGTAGTTGTTCTTTATACGCCAGTGATAAATCATTTTAGAAGCCCACAAGCAAAACAATTAGCATTTGATATGATGTTGGCAGAAGCCAAAGTGATGGTTGGGAGTGCCAGACGCAAAGTCACTGGTGTACCAACCCCCGATGGTGGTTCTATTAGTTATGATGGTGCTGATTTGATAAGCGAAGGCATAAAAGAAAAAGAAGAAATCATTGAGAAAGCTTACTTACTAGGGGAACCTTTGAGCATAACGGTGTGGTGATCATGTCTAGAGGTATTACATTACGGCATCAATTAGAAGTTATGGGTACTGACCAGATATTAATTCCTGGTTGCGAACCCACTTCTGCTATGACATCGGATGCATTGAATAGGGCCGCGACTTGCAATGGTGCGTTGATAAGTTTAAAAGACGCTCTTGCAGCCATTCCTGGGTCTTATACATTATATTCTCACAATTTTGGTTCTGGGAATATGAGGAAAAAATGGTTTGTTCTTCCAACGATACAAACCGAATGTGGCGCGGGTAAAGATGTTTGTCCAAAATATCCAGATTATTATAACACATTAAGAACTATGGCTTCGACTGCCACTACCACTACCACTAGTTACGATCACTGTGATATTGCTGGAACGGGTTTTTGTCCGTCTCCAGACTTTGCAAGCACACCCAAACCTCCTGTTAACCCATATGTAACAGAAGGCACTATATTAGGCTTGACGCGATAAGTTATCGGCTCGTATAAATGTTGGTGGTTATTAGTTTGATTTCTTCCAAATATAAATTGGAGGAATAACATGATACATCAGTTTGCTCAAGATACAGGTGGAGTATCTGCTGATAGATTTAATTCTACATTAAAAAGTTTTAGGTCTGATGTAGAACAACGTAATTCCCTTATACAGATCCATAATCCCGAAAGTGCCGATTTAAGATTGGCAAGATCATTAGCCAATGAGCAAATAAATGTATCGGGGGCAGAAATAAAAGTTTATATTAGGACAGATAATGCTGATTATGATGAAGTGTGGGACGAAGACCCAGATCCCACTTATTGGAACCCAGAATTTATGAAGGCATACTTTAAGCCACAACCTATAGAAGTTGAACTGGCTAAATGGGGCGCTGATACTAAAAATAAAACAGAGGTGGTTTTCAGCCATTTGCAAGTTTTTGATCAATTTGGCGAAAGAATGCTTAGGGCTGGCGATGTTGTTCAATTGCCTTACAACGCAGCTGCAATAAGCCCCAAAAATTTTAGAATAATTAATGCTACTCCTAGTGGGAATTTTAGGTATCATTGGTTATATTTAACATGCACTGTTGAAACTTTAACTGCTGACATCACTATCAGGCCAGAAGAAGATATGCCTAGTGAAGAAAGGATGAAAACAAATGGCAGATATGTCGAAGGTCTCTGAGGCTATTAACGGACAGATTAGCGCAGAATTTAAAGTAAAACAACATTCGATATTAAATGCTGTGGCTAAAGGTATAACAGAAGATATAAATGTGTTGTTAAAAGACAAGATTGAACTTAGTCAACCCCAAGGGAAAGAAGCAACTGGTGTTAAAATAGACTTCTTCATCCATGGCACCGCAACTATGGATGAAGAAGAAAGTAAAGAAACAGCCGAAAAAGTTTTAAATTATATGAACAATTTGAAAAACCCAAGCACATTGATATCAATGCTGCGTGATAATGGTGTAATATAATGCCTATTTATGATTTTAATTCCGATTACACAGTACAATCCAAAAACCTTGGTAACCAAATTCCGCAGGGATTAAGAGAAATCCCTGCAGTGCGGCAACTTGGGCATTCTGGGGCTGGCCGTAATCCATTTGATGGCACTGATTTTTTAGCATATCCATCTGATGTGGAAGAATTCTTAATTCCTGGGTTTAGGTCATTAGATGACACTATTAAGCAATATTGGTCCGGTATTAGAGTTCCGACTAAAGATTCTTATAGGTTTATGAGAGTAAAAATATCTGGCGGTGATAAGAGCTTATTGGTTTGGGCTGATGATTTAAAAGAGGGTAGGGCCAGACTGCCGTTAGCGGCTATTAGTAGAGAAAGCCATGAGTATAATCCCGATAAATTTAGCCCCCCTTATGCCCCCATCTCCAAAAGATTTGTTAATACTAGAAAAACTTTGGTTGCCAAAGTGTATCGCCCTGTGCCTTTTAATGTAAATTATACATTGACAATATGGACCGAACATAAGCGAGACGCAGAATATATTTTATATCAAATATTAACTAGGTTCAATCCGCTTGCTGAATTCAAAATGTTTGATGGTAAACTTCAGGGAAATATACAAATGAAGTTTGGTGGTTCAACTGATGCTAGTGAAAAAGAAACAGGATATGATCAACACGCAAACGTAAGATATGAAGCGAGCTTTACAGCAGAAGCATGGTTACCAATTCCAGAGGAAATTGTGCCAACTGTGCTTGGTAGAGTTACAACATTAAACGAAAAAGTTGGTCAGGTTTTGTTGGCTTCACAAGGTGGTCATGGGTACGGAGCACCATATTGGAAAGAGCCTGTGCAAACAACCACAGACGCTGCATTTAATAGAACACCACCGGGAGTCTTTGGACGTCACTCTGATTGATGTTAAAAATTTAAAAAGGAGTACACAACGATGGCTAAGCACAAAACCCATGTCGTAAGGATTTATAATGATAGCTCACAAATGATTGCCTTGCAGGTGCGCGCACCCGGCGGCGATTTTTTTAAAAATGAACAACAAGTAAGATTGTCACCAGGTCAAGATGCATTATTACCTAAAAGTTTTTTGTTGAATGATCAAGTTAAGAATCTAGTGGCCAGAGGAATGTTGAAAGTAACCTATGATAGTGAATTGTTGGAAAATCAAGAACGAATTTTGACTTCTTAGTTTTTTCGGCAAAAATATCAGTAACTGATAATGAAGTGTTAGGAGTAACCAAATGGCAGTTTATCTAAGTCCTGGGGTTTTCCCACGAGAGATAGATCTCAGTGTTATCCCATCTGCGGTTGGGCCGTTGCGCCCAGCATTTATAGGGACAGCTCAAAAGGGACCTATGAATGTACCCACGCTCATCACCAATTCGCAGCAAGCTATCGATACTTTTGGTGATCCATTCACCGAGAGTTATTTGATGTATGCTGTTCTTTCATATATGGAAGAAGGCAACGCAGCTTATATTATGCGGATTGGAGTAGAGTATGACACCGGTCAAGTCGCTACCCTGCAGAATATTGCTATAGACACGTCTGGAAATAAAAATCAAGGCTGGGGCAGAGTTTCGCTGTTTACTGGGATTGATTATGGGAAGATCAATCTGGCTAAAATCAATTCTAGTAACACAGCAACTTTTCATGCCGCGTCTGTTACTGGTATAACTTACAATGATTCTGCAGACGCTGGTACGTTCGGAGTTACTTCTGCTACTTTGAATACTCTCGGCACATACACAGGTGCTATTGATGATTCATTCGTGATGATTATCACTAGTTCTCCAGCAGGAACGATTGCTGATAGTGCTAAAGTTGATGGCGCAACATTCGAAGTCATTAGAAATAGTGATGGCGAAGTTGTGGCAGATGGAACATTGAATGAGCTTGATGATGACGGTGGTGACGTTGATGGTGTATCAAACTGGGTTTCGATTGGTGGTGGACTTTCGATTAGGGCAAACGTTACGTCTGGTGTGTTGCAAGTAAATGACACATTTTCGTTCAGTGTTATCCCGGACAATAGATCATTCAAATTGGCTGTGGATGGTAGTGCTGGCACAGAATACACGTTTGGTTCTACCACTTATTCTGATCTTGACACTTTTGTAACCGCATTTAATGCGTTGTTAACTGGTGAAAGTTATTCATTGGTGTCTCACCAATTAGAAGATGGGACCAGTATTCCCCAAATTCGCACAACCACTGCTGGCGAACGAGTTCAGATTATAAGCGGCACAAATGCTAGCAAAGCATGGGCGATGGAAGTAGGGACAGAAGAGTGGGCTTACGATATTCCAAGAAGCCACCTGATCAGCGTGGCTAGTGGATCGTATGATATCACTACTTCGAACAATCGGGTTGTGATTGATTTGGTGGGGTCTGCCGCTTCTTCAGCGCTTTCTCCCATTACAACCACTTCTGCTGTCACTGGGTTGGTCACCAAACGGGTAGAATTTAATGTGCCTGTGGGGAATGATCAGACTGAAACCGCTTTAGCAGCAAGTGTTGATGTGGCTGGCGTAGTTGCTGGAGAAACATTGTTTGATTCATTTGCGTTGACGGTGCCCGATGGGTCGAAAAAAGTTGTGGTTGTTGCTGCATCCGGCAGACAATTTGATACCCTGCAAATGATGGCGGATTACTCGAACATTCGCACATTGCGATTTGCAGAAGAGCTTGACATTAGTTTCCCATACCGTAAATCGTATCGGGGATTTGGTGACAATCGGTTAGTGTTGCCTGCTTCTGGCGAAACCGACGCTTCGACCCCATTGTCTTGTGAAACCGATGCTCTTAGTGCAACATGCACATCTGACACTGGATATTTTGCAAATATCGTTGGATGGTTTGTTGCCACTTCACCCGGCACATGGTTAGGTGATAGTGCTGGTGTTGATGCCTATTCAATGGACCTAGAAGCATTTTTAGAAGGTGTTGGCGAAACAGCTGGCCGTTACAGACTGGTTGTCAAAGACCGACTTGGTGCTGTTATTGAAACATTAACTGATTTCACTTTTGATCAGAGAGATGAAAGATATATTGGGAATCTGGTCAATAAGGGTACTACGATTGGTGGCACGAATGGTAATCAATTTGTCAATTGGGAACCACGGCCAGCATTCTTGAACAACAATAAGAGTGTTGTGACTGGCACTAACGCATACGCTGTTAGGTTGCCATCACAGTTCTTTAATAAATCATTCCGTGGTATGGAGAACGGTATTCCGTCTGACCCGGCTCATTCCAGTGAATTAGATTCTGCGGTCATCGGTAACCCGTCGACCAACTCCGGAATTTATGCTTTCCAGAATCCAGAAGCTCTTGATATTAATTTATTAGTGATTCCTGGGTTTTCTAGCGGTGCGGTTATTGGCACCGGGTTGCAAATGTGCGAAAGCCGTGGCGATGTTTTGATGCTAGTTGATCCTCCATTTGGGCTTCGACCGCAGCAATGCATTGATTGGCACAATGGAATGTTGTTATCCGACGTCGCATCTGCTATTAATAGCAGTTATGGGGCATTGTATTGGGGATGGGTTAAAATTTTTGACCAGTTCTCTAGCCAAGAAATTTGGGTTCCGCCGTCTGGTCACGTGTCTGCCGTCTTTTCACGCACAGCCCGCGAAAGAGAACAGTGGTTTGCTCCAGCTGGTTTGCAACGCGGACACTTACTAACAGCTTTGGATGTTGAGTATTCTCCGACTCAAGGCGAACGAGATGCTCTTTATGGTTCTGGTAACGCTGTCAACCCGCTTGTTAAATTCCCGCAGGATGGGATTACGATTTGGGGGCAGAGAACGCTTAAGAGAACATCATCTGCTTTGGATCGTGTAAATATTAGAATGCTGTTGATTTTCTTAAAGAAGAATCTCACAAGATCGCTAAGAAACTTTGTCTTCGAGCCTAATGATTCAGTTCTTTGGTCGCAGGTTAAAAATACTATCAACCCGTTCTTAGCTGATATTACGGCTAGGCGAGGATTGCAAGCATATAAAGTTGTTTGTGATGAGACTAACAACACACCAGAAAGAATTGACAGAAATGAGCTGTGGGTTTCGGTCTTCCTTAAGCCTACTCGCACCGTTGAATTTATTGTGTTAAATCTTGTAATTCTCCGTACCGGCGCAAGTTTTTCTGCTGAAGAAGTTCTTGCGGCTGGCGGTGTTGTGTCAAATTCATAAATAGCTCGTTGGAGGGATTTTAAATGCCAGGTTTTAATGTTGTTGGTGCTGGTGGTGACGCCAGAGGACCATCGAATACCATAGAAGTCAGACGTAAACACAGATGGCTGTTTGAAACGTTGGGGCCGGTTAGTCCTGCAGCGTTATTAATTTTGCAATCTGCTTCCAGACCGAGTTTTAAATTTGACGAACCAGAAATGCATCATAACCAGGAAGTTGCTTACTTCGCTGGTAAGCAGTCCTGGGACCCAATCACGTTGGTTTGGTATGATTCAGAGCAGAATCCAGATGTTTCCCAAGAAGTTTATAACTGGTTGGGAAGTGTTGTTGAACCGAGCAATGTTAATGTTAGCGCTCCTTCTGCTTATAAACAAGACGCGCAATTGTCAGTTATGGATGGCGCAGGCGCTGCGAACGAGCAATGGAATATGTATGGCTGTTGGCCGTCTGCTGTGAACTTTCAAGAACTAGATTACAGTTCTACTGATCTTTTAACTTGTGAAGCAACATTAAGATATGACAGGGCAATTCGTTTCGCTGCATCTTAATGTTTTTTGATTTGCATGATCTAAGGGGGGCCTGTTTAGGCCCCCCGTTTTATAGGTAGAGATAATGCCAGGATTTTTAATAGGTGGTTTCGGAGATCCAGCAAGAAATCCGCCCAATACTGTTGAAACTGGTAGAAGACACAGATATTTGTTGACATCATTAGATCCGCTTAAAAATGTGTTAATATATGCCCATAAGGTAACAAGGCCAACTTTTGAAGTAGATGTCATTACAGCGCATAGTGGTCAAGATCTAATTTACAGGCCAGGGAAACATAAGTGGAATCCGATAGAAATGACCATATATGATGTGGTTTTGGAAGAACAAAATGGTACGGCATCTGCTATTTATGATTGGTGGCGGAATAGCATGATCGATGTGTCTAATTCAAAACAATTTAAGCCTGCCCAGTATAGAAAAACTTGTTCTTTAGAAATGCTGGACGGTTCAGATAATTCGCTTTGGTTGTATCAGCTGTATGGTTGTTGGCCGTCTAAAGTATCACCATCAGATCTTCAATATTCTGAAACTGCTATTGCCGATATCACCATAACACTACAGGTAGATAGGGTTGTTGAGAGTCAACCTTCTTAAAGAAAGCAAAATAAATGCCAGGATTTATGGTTGATGCCGAAGGAGGAACGGGAATTGCACCGGCGTCGGAAAGTACTGAATATTATTATACATATACGTGGGAAATAGAACAAATTGTTGGCGATTTCGTTTCAGGTCAGCGGTCTCATTTGATAAATGTCAAAGAAATGTCTTTGCCAGCATTTACAACTACCAAAGAAACAATAATGGGCGCTTCTTTGGAATATAAATTTGCCAAATCTGTAAATTGGGATGATGTAAAAATCACATGGTATGATACTGGGGGAATGCTTGAAACTATTAAACAATGGAGAAAGACGATATGGGACCAAGAATATGGTATTGCCGCTGTTGATACTTATAAGCAAGAATCTATATTAAGCACACATTTGCCAGATTATACCGCACTTAATAGATGGGTCTTAATGAATAGTTGGCCTTCGATGATAAAGCATGGTGATTTAACATATACTAGTAGTGATATTAAAATTGTAGAAGTGACTTTGACATATGATTGGGCTGTAGAAGAGCCTGGTCCCGTAATTGGGATACGCTAAATAATTTTTGGATAAGCAAGTTCTTATCGAATCGTAGATATAGTATGATTCGCGTCTTAGAATATTTGTTAGTAAATAATTCATAGACTACCAATATTCATAGACTACCAATAACTTATAGGGTGATTTTATGCCTGATGCACAAAAACCGGAAGATCCGAAGCTTCAAAAGACAAATAAGTCCAAAGATGTTGAGGCATCACCGCAAGAAGAAGAATTAAATATTGATGGCCCAGATGTTGTGCCGCCAGCGTCATCGCCAAAATCTAAATCTAAATCGCAAGAAGTTGACCCTGCGATTAATGTTATGGATACAAAAGTCGCCGATTTGGGTGATATAAGTAGCCCAGGAGCAACCACTGAAGAATTTTTAAATAATCTTCTTAATGTTCCTACTGACCAGTTGATTCCATGGGAAGTGTGCTCTCTTCCAAGTCGTGGTATGTATTATGATTGGTCCGATGGAAATGTTGAAGTGAGAGCGATGGGTCAAACTGCTGAAAAAATTCTTGCAACGCAAAGGCTTGCACAGACTGGGCAATCGATTGATTATTTGTTTAGGGAATGTTGTAGATTTCCTGAAGGTTTTGACCCCACAGACTTATTGTTGGGCGATAGGATTTTTCTGCTTTATTATCTGCGTGGTATAACGCATGGTAATGAATATGAATTTGGTGTGACATGTCCTAACTGCGAAGCAATTACTACTCACATGTATGATTTAAATCTATTAGCCAGCACGATTACGTGGGCGGATACTGGTATCGGCACTGAGCCATTTAAAGTAACCTTGCCGTATCTGACTGAAGCTACTGGCAGAGATGTGTGGGTTAGTATACGATTTTTACGAGCATCTGATGCCAATTCGATGATTACTAAGCGAAAAGCAGTTAAAAAGGCGACCGCAAGACCCGGTGCCGTTAGAAACAGAGTTGATCCACGTCAACAGCAACAACAAAATCAGGAAATCGACGAATCAATAACTGATAACTTAGAAAATATTATCGTTAATGTGATGGGTGTTGACAACCCATTTACAACTAAATCATTCATAAGCAAGTTACACGCCACTGACACTGCTGCCATAAGAGAATGGTTGAGCAATAATACCCCCGGCATCGATACAACTGTGGCCCTTGAATGTACTGATTGCAACAACGATTTCACCATCGAGTTGCCTATTTCGGAATCCTTTTTTCGTCCAGCGAGGCACGAACGAATACGAACGTGAATATCTTCAGATCATGGAACAACAGTTCCAACTTAAGCATCATGGCAAACTAAGCCTATTTGAACAGAATAATATGACGGCTGAAGACCGCGCATGGTTTATTAAGAGATTAGACAAAGAATTTAAGGATCGGCAAGACCAGGAGAGAGGATCATCGCCGTCTACGCCTAGTAAACCTTCTACGCCTAGAATGCCGTCTATGCCTTCTATGCCATCAATGCGGCGTTAATTGATTGTTCCTCAAAAATACAAGTGAGGAGCATGTATAATGCCAATAACTGCCAGTTCTTTTCCACGAATATCTGCACGACGTGGTAAAATTGTAGATCTTAATGCCACATTTCGTAGAAGTGGTGTGTTGACAGATCCGTATGCCATAAGATACGTTGAAATATACAAAACTTCAGTCGTACCACATAATTTGTTGGTTACTATACCAATGGTGGGTGCTGATAATGCTCTTTATCCATCTCCGCTCTATCGTGCGGATTCCGCTGGCGTAGCAATTCCGCCCGGTGGAACTGCCACTCCGATGACCGGCGAATACCATTTATTATACAGTGTTCCCGAAACATTTGATGTGCCAGATGTTTATTATGATGTTTGGTATTATTTTGCAGACAACCCATGCGTGGGAGATTCAGGTACGGCTGCCGCCACTGATTGTGATATTGATGCTGTTGTTTATGACAGCGAATTACTTTCTACTTGCCACAGATTTTGGTTATATCCAGATGGGTGGTTTGTTGACGATGGTTTACAGTCGATTAGGTTTGGTTTTGAACCGTTAGACCAGAAATTCCATGATCCTGAAATTAGGCCACTTGAAGTTGGTTTAATGCCACTACCACTCTATGACTATAATTTTAATTTAGTTAATCCCATCATTCCGTATTTGACGCCAACTATTACTATTAAAACAATGCGGGAAGAAAAATTGGTTGATGACGCTGCCATGACGATAGGGTTGCGTCAAGGGTCGTATAGGTCTAATCCTTGGATCATGAGATACAATTTAGACACAAGCAAGTATCTAAAAGGGACTTATAAATACTATATAACATTAACTCTTCCAGATGGGTCTACTAGAGTTAGTAAGTCATTTATCTTCACGATTGCATAATATTTTGTGCTGACTATTTAGAATGTATTACTGATTTATTTAGTATTTAAATTCTATGCGTTATAAAAAACTTTCTAACAAAAAAATAGTTGCTTGGATAGAGCAAAATTTTGAATATAAAACTCGTCGAGATGGCGAAGAATATCTAATAAACAATCCCTTTGACGGCGATACTGGGTTTCATTTTAATATTAGCCCAGATAAGGGTATTTGCAATGACTGGAGAGGCAATGAGTGGGTTGGCATAAACCCTAAAACTAGTAAGCGTAATAAGTGTTCATTTCTCAAATTTGTGCAATTATATTTAAATTGCTCTTATACCAATGCCCTTCGGGCTGTTCTTGGAGCCACGGAAGACATTGGAAGTTATTTGAGGCCCAGAAGCCAAGACGATGCCATTAAGAGCGAAGAAGAGCCTTCTGTATATCTTCCTGATGGTTCGGAAAGGCTTGTTGATAGTAAAGATGCCAAAGTGGCCAAAATAATTGTTAATTGGTTGGCTCAGAGAGGTTTATCTGAAGAAGACATAAAATTATATGATATACATCATCGTGGCTTGGAGGTGGTCTGGCCGTATTATGAGTACGATGAATTGGTGTATTGGCAAAGCAGGTCTAGAATCAATAAAATGTTTATGTTCCCAGATTCTAATGTTGGGGTATCAAAGGGCGATTTTTTATATGGTTTTGATTTGATTGAACCAGCTAGCTATTTGACGATAACTGAAGCAATATTTGATGCTCACACTTTGGGTGATCAAACAATGGCATCTGGTGGCGCAGCCCTTACCAAGAATCAGATTAAAAAGATAAGATTGCTAGGTCCAAAAGATGGAGTAGTATTAGCCCCAGATAATGATAAGGCAGGTGTTAAGAGCATTTTTAGTAATTATAAACTGCTCAATAGCAACAATTTAAAGGTATATTATTCATTGCCGCCTGAAATAGAATTCACCAAGAATGGTGAAAGGGGCGTGACTAAAGATTGGAATGAGCTGCATACTCATGTCGGAATGAATCATCGTGAGATTTTGCAGTCGTTCGAGAACAATATTAAAGCTATTAATCAAAGAGAACTTGTTAGATTGCGGTCTAAGGTTTCTCGTTGATATTATTATTTAAATAATTTATTAAGGTCCACATCTTTATTATTCTTAAAGAATGTGTGGGCGCGGGCCAGCGTAGCACCTTCCCAAAGAGCGTTGACGACTTCCCAAAAACTAGGCACGCCTTTTTTGCGGCCATTGATTCCAATACCAGCTTTTTGCAGTTCTCGCAGTCTACGAAGAACTGATTTACTCGCTACATCATATTCTTTAGTTCTTTTGATGCTTGGGTCAATGGTTACATCTGTTTTCATATCTTCCCAAAATTCTGACAATTTGGGCATGCTAAAGTCCGAGATCTGGTTAACAATAGTTTCCTGATCTTCATTCTCTATGAATTCGTTGATATAATCATTGTGATGTGGCGCAAATGTCATCGTATTCTCCTTTCTTTTATGTGACAATGGGAAGGGACATGTTAACCCATTTCTTCGTCCATTTCATATTCGCGATAAACTGTTGAATCATCTATAAATAATTCCTTATATGCTTTTTGAAAGCTAATTGGACATTTCTCTTTAATCCATTGTATCTTTTTATCCAAAGATAAATTGTCGAGTTCTTTTATTGAAGAACGTATGATTTTGATTTCTTGGTCAGGAATTAACGCCGTTTCAAGTCCGCAATATTTATTTTTTCTAGATCCAATATGTAGTAATAGTAGATAACGTAAACTTTTTCCACCACTGTAATAAATCCAAAGTAATTTCATGGCAAAAAAATCACCTCAACCAGAAGCTGCTCCAGCTGTAATGGTAAAGTTTCCTGATTTGAGTGGTAACACAGATTGGGGTAGGCAATTTTCATCGTTCGAATTTAAAGGCATGCTTAACGGTGGTTATATTGTTAGGGCGGAATTATTCGATCCCCATTTTAATTTACTCAAGAAATTGATGAGTAGTGGTACTGGTGAACAAGAATATCTTATGCAAGCTAGGCAGATGCCTAAAGGCCCCATATTAGTGGAGTTTCAGATACGTTGGCATGGCGAAAAAGAAGTCAATTATCCTGAAAAGACTACTAGAGTGCAAAGTGCATTTTTGCTATCAGTTAGCGCTGGCGGTAGCGCACCAGATAAAGGACTTTTAACATTTGTTGCCATTGATCCTCCCTCATGGTACTTGAATACTGGCGATGCCTCCGGAACAGTCTGGAAAGGTAATGTTGGCAAGGCAATGGAGCAAGTTTTAGATAAATATTGTCCCTTAAAATACGAAGTTAGCAAAACGAATGATTCGGAGCAGAATAAATGGTGGATGATGAGGCAAGATCCCAAGACATTTATTGCTTCTTTGACGGACTGGTCATCGGCGGTTACATTTGGTAAGACGCAATGGATTATTGGTATGGATGGAAAGCCTGTCGAGGGTGGACCACAATTAATAATTAAAGAACAGAATGAATTAAAATCCAAACAATTAGCACTTTATCATGTGTGGGCGACCCAAGGCCACGATAGCGTCAACACATGGGAATTAATGACTGATAATGCTCTTGCTATAACCAATGCTAAGTTGGTCACTTCCGGCATTTCTGCTATGTCTGGCGGATATATGGATAAAATAACCGATAGAGAAGAAAAGAAATTATGGGCCAAAGATAAAACTACAGGAAACAAAAAAATAGCTAAGACTAAGGATTGGCAAGCATTTACGAAACCGGATGATTCTGCAGGTAAAGGTCCCCCAGATCAAATCGGGTATTCAGCAATAACAAGTATTCCAGAAGTGTATTCTGCCGGTGACATGGGATTAAATTTTGTGGATTACATTGATGGTAGGCCAAGGGCAATGTATCTCAACCTTGTTAATGCGTTGATGAGAATGAAGTTAACTGTGCTGGGCCATGGGGTATATGACAATACTCTTGGTCTTGGTGTGGACACTGCGTTTTTACAATGGTTTGGTGCTGACGGACAACCATGGTTTGCTACTGGAAATTGGATTATAAATGGATTCCACCATCGTGTTAAACGGGCAACATGGTGGACTGATGTGTATGTTTCACGATATGATCACGACTCTGAAGCAGTTAAAGTTGGTGGTTGATGGCTGATCCTAATGTATACGCACTGAGCATACAGCTTGGTTTGGACGCTGGCGACGCTTTTGCAGATTTGCAAAAGTTCGGTGGCGATATGTCTGGCATTGAAAAAAGCGCCGCCAAGATGGGCGCGACGGCTGTGGGTGCTATTGGTAAAGAAACTAGCCAAATTGATTTGCTTATAAACGCGATAAAGAAAAAGAATGAAGGCCACACTGATCAAAATGACTTAATGGATCAATCGGTTGATATAGCAGAGGATATTGCTGACAGATTTGAAGATGTATCAGAGAATAGCGGGGAAACGGAAAAAATTCTTAATAGGATGAAGGGTGCGCTTGTCACCATCCTTAAAGAATTTGAAGCTGTGTTGGGTGTAACAGAAGATTTCGTTGAAGCTAATTATAGAGCATACGGTGGAATAGAACAGTTAGTCGTTGAATCTAATGCTATAGCAGCTTCATATGGTGTTTTAGGAAAAGAAGCAAGAGTGGCATATAAAGCCATGGCCGATGTCCGTGTGCCTAGAGATGAAATAGCTGGCTTGACGGGCGCGGTTGCTAGGGCATCAAGAGAAACAGGCGTGGGGGCTGAGGTATGGGCTACTTATGTTAGGAGACTGCGTGCGACTGGCACTGAGGGCGGGATGGCAGAGACTGCCATACGTAAAGCTACGGAAACCATGCGCCAGATGGGTTTAACCGCTGCTGATATGAATAGGATATTGGGCGATACTTCGACTGATGTTGCTGAACTAAACTTTTTATTTGGTGAAGGTGCGCAGCAAGATTTCACGCAAATGAAAATGGAATTGGATGGATTAGCCAAGGCTACAGGTTTGGCTAATGATGCCGGTAGTAAGCAGCTTAATCATATAATGCAGAATAGGGAGGCCATGCTCCTATTCGGCAATTCTATTGGCCATCCCATAAGATCAATTGCGGATATGGGTCAGGCGATGTACCACCATGGGAAAAATATTGGCGCAGAATTTAAAGCCATTCAAGCGGGAATCAAAGATGGGTCGATAGAAGCTGGAGAAGGTCAGATGATGATGGACGCGTTGGCAAAAGCCAACGGGATGGCTGGCGCAAGTTCCGTCGCACTTGCTGTCGCCATCAGTGACCAAGCTGATAAGATGGGCATTGTGATAGACAGTGCTGAAAAATACAAAACAGTTATGAAGGCTGTGCAGGCGGAGATTATATCTAACGAGACTGGCCATGACTCTATGGCCCGTATGTTAGCCGTGATGGGAGACGCATGGACTAAGATGAAGCAGTCTGTTCTGTTAGTGATAACAGAAGCGTTGAAGCCATTATTTAAAATTCTTGTCCCAATAATCGGTGCTATAGCCACCGTAATCACTAAGATTGCTCAATTTATAGTATGGCTTATGAAGATTCCCGTCATTGGATGGGTGATTCAGCTTGTTGTTGGTTTTGTGTCAATAATCGCCCTTGCTGTAGTCGGGCTAGTTATGTTGGCCGTCGCAATAGGTGGGGCGATTGGTCCCCTGATAATGATGGCCGGTTTACTCTTCAACATGACCGGGATTGCGGCGGCTGCCGGAGCCGCAATTACGACTGTTGCTGCGTCGATAGGCACGGCGATAGTAACCATTGGCACGTCTATTGCGGCAGCACTTACAGCGATAGCCGGGCCGTTGGCTGCGGTGGCTTTACCCATAATGGGAATTGGCGCTGCGTTATTGATGGCTGGTATGGGAGCTTGGTTCTTTGCCAAGGGCGTTAAAATAGTTGCAGAGATGGGTTGGTCGGCAATACCCGCAATTTTAGGCATGACAGTTGCCATTGGTTTGTTGGGATTAACGTTAATTGGGTTGGCGTATTTAGCAGCACCAGTGGCACCGATATTATTAGTTGTGGCTGGGGCGATATTGGCAGTGGGGGCTGCGGTTTGGTTAGTCGGCGCAGGGATGATGCTTGCCGCTAAAGCATTTGCTATATTCGCAGAATCTTTAGACAAAATAACATTTGGAAAATTGGCTATGCTTGGCTTGGGCCTATTGGCCCTAGCAGTAACATTGATAATTGCTGCTCCGATGCTTTGGGTCGCAGCGATGTTCTTTGCTCCCGCAGCTCTTTGGATAGCTGCTGGGATGATTATCCTTGCTTTCGGTTTAAATGTATTAGCGCCAGCACTCGCTGCATCTAAAGGTCTGGCTATGACCTTGGTAGAGATGTCATTTGCATTGCTCGCAGCCACACCTGCGTTGTTTTTAGCTGCTATCTTTTTCTTACCTGCCGCCATTTTGATTGGCATAGGCGCGATTGTTCTTGGCTGGGGGCTTTCTGCGTTGGCAAAGGGTCTTGCTGCGTCTAAAGGTCTGGCGATGGAGCTGATATATATGTCTGCGGCATTGCTCTATGCCACACCGATGCTGTTTTTAGCTGCTGCCTTCTTCTTACCTGCCGCCATTTTGATTGGCATAGGCGCGCTTGTTCTTGGTTTTGGGCTTTCTACGTTGGCAAAGGGTCTTGCTGCGTCTAAAGGTTTGGCTGGGACCTTGATAGCTATGGCTGTGGCCATATTAGTAGCCTCGCCAATGATGTATTTTGCTGCTGCTTGGTTTGTTCCTGCTGCCATATTGATTGGAGTTGGAGCAGCCATTCTTGGCATTGGTCTTTTATTGCTTGGAAAAGGCGTCAAATCGATGCAGGGCGTTGATCTTATAGCGTTATCGTGGCAATTGTTCGTGGGTGGTTGGGTGTTACTTGGAGCCGCTCCACCATTGGTTATAGCATCAGCGCTTCTATTTGTTGCTGGGGTATTGTTGTTTGTGGCTGGGGCGTTGATTGCTGCGGGCGGCGCAATGTTAAATTGGGGTGTTGAGCAACTTCATGCAGCTTCTTTGATTATAGGCGAAACTGCATGGAGTTTGATGGAGAATGCCCCCATATTGATCGCGGCAATGGGGTTACTCGTTATTGCGGGGGTTTTAGCAGTAGTTGCTGGAATTTTATTATTTATCGGCGGGCTATTGTTATTGCCAGGCATCGCTATGATATGGCTTGCCGCTGCGATATTGATACCAGCTGCTGCGACTATGTGGGTTGGAGCCAGTTTACTCCTTGTAGCAGCGGGGATTTTATATACTTCTTCTGTGCTTATTTTAGGAGCTGGTATCAATCTGCTTGTGGGTAGCATATTAACATTTGCCGGAGCAATGGTGCTATATGCTGCGGCTGGCGCATTAATTTGGGCTGGGGTAGGGATGATAGTAGCAGCTGCATTCATGATACTTGGGAGCGCCGCTTTAGTAGTAGCTGTTGGCACTTTGGTAGTTGCGGCAGTTGCGATCGCCGCAGGGGCAATTGCGATGTGGTTTGCGTCATTCTTTATGAGGACGGCTATAAAATCTATCGTGTGGGCAATGACAGATTTTATAAGAGAAGCCGACAATATTAAAAAAGTCGGTCAAGGCATGCAGCAATTAGCTGATGGTTTACTTATATTGAAAGGCACAGATTTAAGTCATATTGCTGATGTTATTGAAGAAGCAGCCGAAGGCATAGGTAAAATTGATGCCTTATCTGATAAGCTAGCAGCCGTAGCACCTAAGCTTAAAGATGCTGCTACAAAATTGCAGAAGCCTGTAAGCATGATAGTTAAGATATTTAGTGAACTTAATAAGGTCATGGATGATTTCCATAAGAATATTGACAATATCGGCACTGACATTGACAAGTTGGGGAACAATTTAAAGCAACACGCCGAAGTCATGGATGATGCGGCTTCTAGAATAAATGTGGTCGTTGACCAAAAAGCTGGCCCAGCTATGGCAAGGGCAGAAGGCGCAGGGATAGGAAATGTTGTTCGTTCTGAGCCAATAAGCGAAATACAAGTGATGACAGATGCTGAAGGCGAAGGTAAATCTAATGAAGGTGAAGCGCAAGTAGATATATTGAACAATATGTACCATGAATTGGTGACGCTTAATACGACTGCTATGACGATTGCGGCAAGTGGGAACATGGATGAAATCTTTGACATGCTAAACCAATACATGCCTAGCATGGCTAACAAAGAAGAAGGATTAGCTTCTGAACTTAATCAATATATGTCGTAGTGGAGAATTAAATTATGGTAATGGTTTATACAAGTCAGGATCGTAGTTATATAAAAGGAGTGAAATTCGAACTGGCGAATGCTTTTCCGTTGGGTCACCAATCTGGTTCTGGGAAATCAATGGAGTTTCAATTTCCACCTAAAATCACTAGTGACGGGAGAAAAGGCTCTTGGGAAGAAGGTGAATTAAGAGGTGTAGAACCGATTTCTGTGTTCAAGACATCTGGGGCGAGAGAAATATCAATTAAATGGACATATATAGTAGATGGTGGTAAGTGGACTGCTGAAAGAGTGTCGAACAATGTTAAAAAATTGAGAGGGTATTTTGCTCAATTAAAAGGGGAAGGCGGTAATCCTACTCCAGGAGATCGCAAAGCTTTGGTTGTGAAATTTAAAATGTGGAGGCATGGTGATCCACGAGACCATATGACTGCCCGTATAAAAGCAATTGATGTAAAACATGGTGAGACGATAGTGTCTGATAATGCCGATGGCCGACGTGGCGCTTCGGGTGGCGGTGGCGGTGGCAGTGATTCCATATTTCCATTACGAACTGATATAACAGTTGATTTACGTTTATGGTCCCAAGGCAGCTCAGCAGCATTTGGAGAGGGGCCACACCAAAGATTAGCGGCTTTGCTGCCGTCCACACCGCCGATGTGGTATTAGGAGTAACAAATGAGCGATTTAGGATATTTTTCTAGGTTCCAAACTACCGAATCGATTCTTGTTGATGGCAAGAAGACATTAGGCACTTGGGATCCTCCGAATTTTATAAAAGAAAAGCCAGATAAGGAGTTCGTTTTAACTTATCATGTTACATCTAAAACTGAGGGTCGTCCGGACCTGATATCAAATGCTGTTTACGGGACTAGCGATTTATCTTGGGTTATAATAGCATTTAATAAACCAAGAAATACTTTAAACTGGCCAAAAACCGGTGATACAATTGAGTATCCTACTCAATCAATAGTAATGATGGAGCTTTTGTAGTGTCAGACAATATCGGCGTAGTTTGGAATAAATTTTTTAAGCACAGGACCAGAAATATATGGGAAAGATTTCCTGGCCAATATCGAGCTGTAGTTGTTGAGACTAATGATCCTCTTAACATGCATAGAGTGAGATATAAATGTCCAGAATTACATGATTGGGATTTGAAAGATGAAGATTGCCCATGGGCTGTATCTTCATTTGATCTTGGTACTAAAAGACATGGAAGATGGTCTCATCCTTGCAGAGGCGATTGGATATGGATTGCGTTTGAAAAATCTCATCCGTACGGGTCTATCTGGACGGGGTTTGCAGATCCCACAAGAAGAAAATTTTATTCGTATCCATCAATTTTTAACATAAGCCCTCTTAGTGTAACGGAAAATGGCGAGCCTGATAGCGCACCGACCGATTACGATAAAGATTATTTGCCAAAAGATGGCCGCCCAATGTCGCATGGGTGGCAAGATCGATATGGAAATTTAGACATACATTCGTCGGTGGGGTTTTTTCCTACTGAGCATAAAGATAAGCCACCCTTGGCTGATCACGATGCTTTACAAGGCTCAGAATTTAAAGCTGGATCTGAAGCCCCTGAAGTTAATAAGCCTGATAAAAAGTATATGACTAGGGTTACTAAATATGGCAATATGATGATAATGGGTGACCAGGGTTATCATTGGCATAAAGATTCTTCAAAAGGTGAGTTTAAAGGCAGTTTTGATGATGATGAAAAATTTGAAACTGATAGGTGGTTGTATCTTCAGAAATTAATAAATGAAGATGTTCCTGATTCCGATGATGAATTTGGGGATCAACGAAGAGTAGAAATAAAGACTAGGTATGGCCATAAATTAGAATTTAGAGATGTGGGGTGGGCACAAGAAGAGCCTATTGCTTCTAAAACAAGAGAAGGAGAATATGGGGACCCCGCAACTATTGGCTCTGGTAAGCATGATTTTAGATGGATCAAAATACGCACAAAAGCCGGGATGTTGATCCAAGCGTGTGACAAAGGCGCGCACCCCAATGATGATGAATTTGTCAAGCGTAAACTTGTGGATGAAGTGGGGCATAAAACAGAACGTGAAGATAAACATTGGGAAGGGAAAGACGCTAGGTGGATTCGAATGGTCACAAGGCACGGTCTTAAATTCGTGCTTGATGATAGAGGAACTGATGATAAGAAAGCGAGAGAAAAAGAGCTTCCTAGAGCAAACGGGATATTAATCAAAGGTCGAAGATCGCCAGGGGCTAAAAAATCACCTGAAGAAGGTAATCCCAAGGGATTTTATTGGGAATTTAATGAGAATGATGAAGCTAATCATACATCATGGGGATCACCTCTTGGTCTTTCGATGGAAATAAATGATCGATATCAGTATATTATGCTATCTGCGAGTATGGGGAAAGAATGGGCTAAAGGCTGGAAGCATATAGAAGAAAATGAATTTATACGTAAACCCACAATGCTTGAAGATCCAGAGCATAATGCTCATCATCTTAAATTAGATCATGACAATGAATATATCAGGCTTAAAACAAGAGCGGTAGGAAAGAATAAACCAGAATCACCAGCCGAAAAATCAGACAATAAAGACGAGCACCAAGGTATAGAAATGCGGGATGGCCAAAGTGGCGATGGGGTGTGGACTGAAATAATTGATTCTGAGCATCGCGGGATGTGGTGGACTAAAAAACATCATCTTGGCATTTGGCGTGCTGCGAAAAATCGCAAAATGTATACATGGAAGCAAGATGAAAAACGAGAAATTGTAATATATAATGATGAAAATGGGCCAATAAAGATATATGCTAGGGGTAAAATAGAAATCAAGTCGTTGGACAATATTCATCTTGATGCTGAAAAAGATATAAAAATTAAAGCTGGCGGTGATATAACAATGGAATGTGGAAACAATTGGGGTGCTTTAGTCGGCGCTAAATATATGATCGATGCCTTAGCCGACATTAGCATAAAATCTGGGGGAGCTATAAATAATCAATGCACTAATATTTTTGGGATTATGGGTGCCGCATCTGTCGAAATAGGCGCAATAATAAATGCTAAAGAAGTAAATGCGTATTTTCCGCCATGTATGCCAGGACTTGGGGCTGGTTCTGAAAAAGGATCGCCTAATCCTGCTGATTTTGCCGAACCAGCGGGAACTGTAGTAACACCAATAGTACCGCCAATCGAACCTACAGATAGAGCAAAAACTTATAACGAGCCATTTGAAGAGTGTCCTATAGAAGAAGTTGAACATAAAATAGAGTAATGGAAGATTGACATGATAATAAATTTCCCGACTGGCTTATATAAAAGTATATTGCCTTCTAAACCTGAAGATAGAGGCAATGTGACATATACTATAAGTAATGATGACCCTCCTAGAACTGGTGTTTTGTTTCCTAAAATTCCGCATGGAATTCAAGCTAAGCCCAGGATACCTAAAATGAGTGCTGTTATTTTGAGAGATGCTGTGGGTTCTCTTGTTTTTAGTGTGTCTAAAGCAACAAAATCATTGACTAGCGATAATATTAGACAATTCGAAACAGGGCAAGTGTTAAATTTTGATGATGTTGAAATTAAAGAAATTACCCCAATGCTTGTTAGTGAAAAGACAGAGATACGCCATGATATTACAGCTATTAATTATGACAAAATAGGTGTTACGACTGATGAGCAACACAAGATAGCTGACCTGTCATATTCTGTTTATCAATCGTTGATAAAAAAACTAAATATTGCAAAAAGACAACGCGCAGATGCTGAGGAAGTGGTTTCTTCTAATCAAAAATTGATAAATGAAACCACTAGGACTATTAATGCTTTAACAGTCGTTGATGATAATTCTGTGATTACTGACACAGATATATCTTATTTGATTGATAAATTAAAATTGAAACGTGATGCAGAAATCATTGTGAGAGACGCTGCGACGAAAAGTGCTGGTGTATTTGCTGAACAAGCAGAAAAACTTGTAAATGAATTGCGTCACGTTGCTACTGTGGTGAAATAATGGCAAATTTTTATGGCTTTAATCCACCGTTTTTGGGTGGCAACCAAAATGTGTTGTCTAGGCAGGAAGATGTACGTTTGATACAGAATGATATATTACAGCTCTTGCTGACGAGTCCTGGTCAACGCGTAATGCGCCCCGATTTCGGCACATTGATTAATTTTCAATTGTTTGATCCTTTAGACGAAGAAGCAGATGGCAACGATCAGTTAAGAGACAGCATCGTTACTGCAATAGTAATCCATGAACCAAGAGTTACGGTAAGAGAAGTAAATCTTATTGATAATACTGAGAAAAATCTTTTAGAAATCGTAGTGCAAATGGAACTTAGCGACGATGCAAGCAAGACATTTTCGGTTACTGCATTTATTAATCAGGGTATATGAGCATGGCCAGAGAAACATTATTTGAACTTCCAACGATACCGGATGAATTTGGCGTTATTTTATCCGCTCCTGAATTACGCAGGATAGATTTTAGCGGTTTAGAATATGATACTGCTAGAAGAGCAATATTAGAATATATTAAAACGTATTTCCCTAATGAGTTTAATGATTTTGTTGCCAGCAATGGTTTGATTATGGTTATGGAGATATTGTCTTCATTAACCGGCAAATTGTCACTGCGATCTGATATATTAGCTAACGAGGCATTTTTGCCAACCGCAAGCACAGAAGAAGCTGTTATTAATCATTTGGCATTAATCAATCAGACTATTAAACGCCAAACCCCAGCGATAATTGATATAGAAATATCTGTTGACCGAGCTTTGACCACTAACATAGAAGTCCCAGCTGGTTTGTTGTTTAATGTTTTTGGTTCAGATGACACTACGGTGACATACGAAGTTTTCAGATCACCGGGAGATTTTGTTAACAGCATAATATTGCCAGCTGGGAAAAGAGGCGTTATTGCTTATGGAATAGAAGGAGCATTTTCGTCTGTTGCAACATCGACTAGTATCGGAGGCCCCTCTCAACAAATTGTTATAGAAAAAGAAAATATTTTAGAATCTCCAATTTTTGTTACTGTGGTAACTGGCAACGCTACTCCAGAAAAATGGAAAGTACTGTTTGAACCAATTGAAAGATTTGGGCCTAACGACAAAGTTGTGGAAGTACGATTTATTGACAATTCGGCAATATTTAGATTTGGCGATGATATAACTGGCGCAGCTCCATTGGCAGGGCAACAGATTAGCATTAGATATCGTGTGGGAGGCGGTATTAGAGGAAGAATAGGCGTTGGTAAAATTAATGAACAACGATCAATTAATCCATTACCCCCATCTAATGCGATCGCAACTGTGAATTTTAGAAATATCACTGCGTCCAGTGGGGGTACTGATAAAGAAAGTTTAGAATCCGCTAAAAAACGTGCCCCCAAAGATTACGCTGTCCATAATTCAATAGTAACAGCAGAAGATTACGCACAAGTTGCAGGTTCATTTGCGCATCCGGCGTTTGGGGCTGTTAGCAAAGCAGTGGCGACATTAAAAAGTGGTTTAAATGCTAACCGGATTGAAGTATTTGTGCTATCTGAAAGCCCAGATTTGAAACCAGCAATTCCGAATGCTGGTTTAAAAGCAGGATTGGCTACATATTATCAAAATCTCAATGTTCTAACTGACCATGTTATTATTTCTGATGGAGTGTTGTATCCCATAGATGTCGAAATGACAGTTGTTATTAACAGAAATTCTGATGCTACTGTTGTAAAGGACAGAGTTGAAACTGCTATTACCGAATTTTTTGATAGTGCTAATTGGGAAATGGGGCAGCCATTTTATATTTCTAATTTTATTAAAATAATTAAAGACATCGACGGTGTTGCGTATTTAGATCTGTTTAAACCTGTAGACAATATTCTTCGTGTAGAGGATCTTGCTTTAGCAACCACTGACATTGATGGTAAAATATCTCCCAATGAATTAATAGTGGAAGGCAATAGAATAGTCAATTATTATTATGAGAAAGAATTATGATAGGCGTGATCCAGGGCAAGATTTGGGGCATAACATCGCGTTTGTTTTCTAAAAATAACGTCGAAGTTCATCGTATAGAAACAAATAAAGGTGGATATTGCTCTAAGCACAGCCATAGTTCTAAATGGAATCAATTTTATGTAGAAAGTGGTAAGCTTAAAGTATTGATTTATAAAGGCGACGAAATAGTAGATTCTACTGTTCTTACTAATGGCATGATGACATCAGTGGCCCCCAATGAGATTCATCAATTTGAAGCTTTAGAAGACACAATTGCATATGAAATATATTGGGCAGAATTGCAAGAAGTTGATATTGATAGAATTGATACTGGTGGTATGAAAAACCAATCTGATTGTGTCGAAAGTGATGATTTGGCAGAATAAGAGCAACAACATGGGTAAAATATTTAACGATAAAGTGATTCCGTTTTGGATTGTCATATATGATTCGGATATCAATAAATCATATTATTTCACAAATTCAAAAAAAGCATTTTTTGCTGTAGATGGGGCAATAAGAACTTATGTAAACGATGATTCATCACCAGGTGTTAAATTTATTTGTGATGAATTTATGAAAGAATTGAAATCAAGGTGGGGGCAACCTTGTGTCCCAGCTCAATTTAATGATTTACAAATTGTGGTGTATAATTTTAAAATTGATAAATATAATGAGTTACACGATATTTTAATAAAATGCTATGATCAGCTTGACGATGTTAAACTTAAGAATGAAATTAGTAGAGTGTTTATTGATGACGTGATTCCATCAATTGATATCTAGCTCATCGTTTATTATTCGTTTCATATTACGAAGTACGTGGGCCATCACTGTTGCTACTTCATATGTTCCTCCACGTGTGAAAACTAATGGCTGGTCTTCTGTTTTGGGGTCTATTACAATTGCTATTGATATCGGCGAATTTTCTTTTTCACAAATTTCACCAAATTGATCCATAAAAATTTGGAATCGTTGGTCAAAAATGCTTTGTGGATCTTGTTTTTCGCCATTATCTTGTTGATCTTTTAAAGATTTAGGAATATCGTTCATTATTACCCTCCGTATTAAACAAACTATGAAAAATAACGTGCCAACATGTGATGAAGCTAAAATTTTAGATGTTTGGCAATGGTGCTCTGAAGCTTATATACAATACGGAAGGAAACTAACGTTTCCGGCCCATACTGATCCGTCTAAAACATACCAATGGCGGTACGCAAAAGCGATTACACAAAAATTTGAAGAATGGGATTTTGATGAACCCACTGCCAAAAAATTTATTGGTATTGCGATTGAAAGGTCAAAAATTCTTGGGATAATGCACAAAGGACTGGCAGCACTGCATCAAAAAAATTTACTTGATTTATGCCATAAAATACTTCAAGAAGAATACAAAAATAATAATCAGGATATTGAACTAATTAAATCTACTAAAGATTGGTTGAATGATCGCGCTCAAAGCTCAAAATTAACCAAAGTATTACTCGACCGCGATAGCCCCGATTCTTTTTGCAATCTTGTAAAATGGCATCAAGCTTCGAAGATTTCTGATCTGTATTTATCTTTATCGAAATCTTGTAAAAGAGCTATAAGTATAATCGATGGAACTGACGAAAGAACATTGTTGCCTTCGGCGACAATTTTGCATAAAATGCGCATGAAGTTTATGGAAGACCCTACAAATAAAAAAGAATTAAAAAAAATTTTTGGAAAAAGATCGGAAGGTACATTGTGTCCATAGCTGTTGAATCTAATAGAAAACAACTTCGTAAATTTTTTGCTTCGATAGATTGCGAAGGGGATCATTTTAGGTTAGACCCTAATTTTTTAAAAGTATACGAGGATAAGAAACCAAATTTTGGTTTTAATGGCCTCGGCGAATTTGTGTTTTATCGCACATATTCTAGAGTTAAACCCGATGGTTCTAAAGAATCATTTCTTGATACGTTAGTAAGAGTTGTTGAAGGATGTTACGAAATACAAAGAAGGCATTGTACTAGAATCCATATCCCATGGGATTATCGCAAGGCACAACGGTCAGCTCAGGAAATGTTCCAGAGGATGTGGGATATGAAATTCTTGCCTCCCGGTCGAGGCTTATGGATGATGGGCACCGAATTTATGTGGACCCGTGGCAGCGCTGCTCTTAATAATTGTGGGTTCGTGTCTACTAGAGATGTGGCGTCTGATCCAGCAGAACCATTTTGTTTTTTAATGGATATGTCAATGCTGGGTGTTGGTGTTGGATTTGATACTAAAGGTGCTGGAAAATTAAAAATTAAAAGTCCATCCGATAAAAATTTTGTTCATGTCATAGACGATTCTCGTGAAGGATGGACAGAATCATTAAGAATTTTAGTAGAATCATACACTGGCCGCAATGAAGATGGCTGGGTAGATTTTGATTATTCGAAAATTCGAGTGACAGGAACTGTTATTAAAGGGTTTGGGGGTCACGCATCTGGGCCTGATATTCTTGAGGAACTTCATAATCTGACCAGAGCTTTATTGGACAAAAGAATAGGGGGAACACTTAACAGCGTTGATATTGTTGATATTATGAATTATATTGGCAGATGCATCGTGGCTGGGAATGTTCGACGCACTGCAGAAATCGCTTTTGGCGAATGCGATGACTATAAATATTATATAATGAAAAATCCACTAGCGACATTAGAAGATGAAGATATCGAAATATTTAAACAAGTAGTGAGCAAATTATATGCTTCTAATAAATGTCATGCAACAATTGAAGATTTTGATGGAATGATACCAGAGGATAGGTTGATACCAGCTATTAAGACGTGGAATGCTCTTAACAATCACAGATGGGCATCTAATAATTCTATATTCGCCAAAGTCGGGATGGATTATGAAAATATTGGCGCGCAAATCGCGGTGAATGGTGAGCCTGGGCTAGCATGGTTAGATAACATGCGGGACTATGGAAGAATGGTTGATGGTAAACAACCTGGGATAGATGGAAGAGTCATGGGTGGTAATCCATGTTTAGAGCAATCCCTAGAATCATATGAGCTGTGTTGTCTTGTAGAAACATTTCCTGCTAACCACGATGATGCATCTGATTATTTTAGAACATTAAAATTCGCGTATCTTTACGCCAAAACGGTTACTTTATTGCCAACGCATAACCCAAGAACCAATCAAGTGATGCTTAGAAATAGACGGATTGGTTTATCTCAAAGTGGGATCATCCAAGCCTTTGTGAAATTTGGAAGAAGAGCTGTTTTGAGCGATTTCTGTGATTCTGGATATAATGAAATTGCGCGGTGGGATGATGTTTATTCTGAATGGTTATGTGTTCAGAATTCTATTAAAAAAACGTCTGTGAAGCCAAGTGGTACTGTGTCTCTTTTGGCCGGAGCAACTCCGGGTATTCATCACCCAGAAGCCAGTACGTACTGGAGAAGGATTAGAGTTGCTAAGGATAGCGAATTGGTTGATATTTTTAAAAATGCGGGATATCATATTGAGCCATCGGTATCGGATCCCGATAGAACCGTGATTGTGAAATTTGGTATTACTGACGAAAGAGTCGCGCCTGTTAGCCAAGTGACAATTTGGGAACAAATGGCAAATGTTGTTGATTATCAACGATATTGGGCTGATAATCAAGTGTCCTGCACTGTGAAGTTTAAGTCGTCAGAAGCGGACCAAATAGCAAGAGTGTTAACTGTATACGAAGACCAATTAAAAGGCATTAGTTTTTTACCACATGAAAACCATGGCTATGTTCAAGCTCCATATGAACCATGCTCTGTCGCTGAAGTAAACGAATATAATAGTGGGTTAAAAAAGACCAATTTTGAAACTTATATCACAGAAGCAGCTGGCAGCAAATTTTGTGATGGTGATAGATGCGAGATTTGATATTTAATGCTATTATTCTATAGATAGTATTTAACGCTTACGAATACTGTGCCACAAAAACATAAAACTCTCCGTCATATTGGTTTAAGGGGAAGCATATGCTCGCCACATTGTATGATAATCAGTGGATTCATTTTTCTAATATAACAGATCACGAAGAAGACATATTGTGGAAAGAATTTAGCGTTGTGTCTCCGGGTAGGGAATATATAGATCCATCTCAATTAGGAAGGTGGGATGGTGTGTTTAGGAAATATAATCGTTCCAAACGCAAAATGGCCAGACCATTGTTGAGCATGCTCAGAGGTGTATGCAAAGAACACGATCTTCCTTTGGTTGTAAACGATAAAAGAGATAAATCACAATATAGCCCAATGAACCCAGACGAGATCACGCTTGATTTTTTGCCTGGGATTACTTTAGACCCGCACCAATTAAAATCAATGCAAGTAGCATGCAAAATTGAGTGCGGAGTTTTTGACATACCAACTGGTGGCGGTAAGGGCGAAATAATCGCTGGTATATGTAAAACAATAGACTGTCCGACTGTGATTGTTGCTGACCAAAAAATTGTAATCGATCAGTTGAAAAGTAGGTTAGAATTAAGAGATATATCAGATGAAATTGGGCTATTTTACGCCGGACATCGCCCAAATGGCGAAACAATAGTTGTTGGTTCTATACAATCTTTAACTCCGCCCAAAGTGCCGCCAAAAATGCCGACAAGGCAAGAAGATGAAACAGATAAACGTTGGTTAGCCAGATTGGATAAGTTCGAATCATCCATGAAGGGCTATAAAACTCGTAGGAAAAATGCAAAACAATTGCAACAATATGTTAAGGATGCGCATATGATATTGGTTGATGAATGTGATAAGGCTACGTCTGACCCATATAAATTGTTATTTAGAAATTGGTTTAAAGGACGAAGACGATATGGGTTTTCTGGAACTCCTTTTGATAGAGAAAAGCCAGTTGAAGCATTGGTAATGCAAGAACATCTTGGTTCTGTGATAATGCAAGAAAGTAGAAGAAATTTAGAGCAAATTGGCAGGATTATTCCAACTGAGTACGTGATGACAGCGTTCGGTATGGAAGGCAGCATAAATGATAGATCGGCATATGATATAGCTTATGACGAATGGATGATTAGCAATAATAAATTCCATAAATTGATTGCTGGACTTTGTCAAATGCATGTCAATGAAGGCACATTAATATTGGTAGATAGGGAGGTACTTGGTCATTCCCTAGAGAGAGAATTGGCTAATATTGGTATCGAGTCGCATTTCATTTATGGCAAAACTCCAAAACGTCGTCGTGATGAAATGCTGCGTGCATTTGAAAAAAGAAAATTCAATGTACTTATTGGTGGTAAAATTATCAACCGTGGTCTTGATTTGGATGGTGGTTGTGAAAATTTAATCATTGCTACGGGTGGAAAGCTAAGGTCTGATTTTGTTCAAAAAGTTGGGCGTGCACTTCGTCATAATAAACGTGGCAAAAGTAGAGTTTATGATTTCTTTTTTAGATGTAATAAATATTTATATGGACATTCCAAAGCCAGATTAAAGACTATGGTTGATTTTGGATATAAGTCAACCATAGTTTTCAAGAATGGAAGCATAGATGGCGACAAACTCATCAAAAGTCGATTTAGAATCCCAAAAAAGTACTTCCAAGAAGATAAGACGCTCTTCTAATGAAGTGCAGCGTAAGTTATATTTTATAAATGAAATAGTTGAATGGCATTTAACACAGTACCTTTGGACTGGTTGCACAAGAGTAAAGCTGCGCGACCAAATAATGTCAAATGCCACAGAACTGATAAGGCAGATAATAAGAAAACAGGGTTTACATACGATATATCCTGGCGCTGATGATTCAGCATTTGGAGATTTACTCCAAACTGCTTGGGTTCAGATAGAACGAACATTATATAAATATCGCTCTCGTCCTCATTGTCGGGCTTGTTTTAACCCAGACCGCCCATCTGAATCATTGCTTTATAGTCCTGCTGATCGTGAATATGGCATAAAAACTTTTGAAGAAGTTATAAAAATGCACAAGAGCACTTGCCCATATTGCGATGCAGATTTACGCAGCAAATTGATAGTTGAACCTGAACAAGGTTTGTATAGTGGTTCAGAGGATATAATGTATAGGGGGATGTCTAAAGTTTTCAATATGTGGTCACAAATAGCTAGAACTGTGATATTGGCGTATATTAAGAAAGAAGGTAGAGATAGGAAAAATTCTGGGACATATGTAGCACATCTAGAAAACAAAACACGCCCTGTTGGCGACATAATGATCCGTTTTCTGAAAGAAGCTAGAGAGCTTTGCAAATATAATGAGGATCATCTAAAGGTGTTGGAATCATTAGATTGGTTAATACACAATGATGGGCGGCCACATGACGGAATAATTGGGAAATTGGTAGAAAAATCCGGGTTGTCGAGGTCAGTTATCACAAATTTCATGAGATTAATTAAGCTTAGGAGCTTTGAATTTACCGATTCTCCATTAAATAAAATGGTTGATCCGTTAAAGAGTGAACAAAGACGTCGGTCATTCATTGAATTCGATGAAGAATAATCACGGCCCAAATTGGGAACAAATGCCGGGGGAATGGACTATTATGGAACATGTTGATAATAAAGTGGTTCCGCGCCATTATGTGCCTAATATTATAAAGTCTACAAAAATGCATGAATCTATAACCGTTCAAACCAATTTTGTTTTAGGCAAGATAGAAGCAAAAACGATCACAGTTGGCGATATCAACAAGCTAATTTCAGAATCGCTTCCGTCTTCAGTTGTCGATAGGGTTAATAGGCGAACAACGAGAAATCCTGATGATTCTCATGTCGACAATAAAACTGGGAATCAACCATTAAGCCCTGTTCCTAAAAGACCAGGTCCCAAACGTCAACCATCTAATAAAACTAAATCATATGGACGTGCGAAACAGGCTCGTAGGAAAAGCGCAAGAACTGAAAAACGAAAAGCGGGAAAATACACAGAAGTCATAGAATTTATTAATAAATTTATCGGTACATCCGTTGATGATTATGGCGAGAGCTTCAATAATTTGCAAAATAAAGATGCTTTATTTGAAGTAACAACGAGGTTGTTGCGCGATGATGATGTTAATAGAGATTGGATGTGGGAAATACGAGAGTCTATATCGGAAAATTGAATGAGCGATGATCAATTAGAAATAGATGAAGAATTGACCGACTTATTAGGTCAATTAGATTCTGAAGATTCTGATTTACCCATAGGATCTGATGCAGATGATCATATTGTGGAAGTGAAAGAAAAATCCACAGAGAAACAAATATTGTTACCAGAACCTGCATCTGTTCCTGATGATATTATTCCAGTTGAAAAAGATGTCAATATTAAAGTGTATTTTGATAGATATGAAGCAATGGCAGAAGAAATATTTGCCGCATGTCGGTCTGATAGACAGGAAGCACAATCTGTTTTAGCAATGTGTAAGGAAAGAGTAGAAGATGCTATTAGAAATGATTCCGCCGACAGAGTTCCCAGAATGTATGTTGATGCTTTAGTTAAAGCCGTAGAAGTAAAGGCTAATATCAACGACACGGCAGTTAAAATGATAGATGCCGGTGCCAAACTTATATCTGCTGCCAAAAGCCAAATAAATGTACAACAAAATAGTGTTGCTATCAGCAGCGATCTAAACGATATTTTAAACCAGCCAATGACAGATGAATATTGATCCCCAACAATCGCATGCTATCAAAAGATGCCAGCAGTCTGCTGTTTGGTTTTTACGAACTTTCGCAAAAATTAAGCATCCTGCAGCAGGCATCATAGATTTTAATCCATTTAAATATCAACAGTTTGCTATTAAACAATTCAGGATGAATAGATTTAATATATTTAGAAAATGCCGTCAATCTGGCGCATCTAAGATAGCTGGAGCATTCGCCACATGGTTTGGAATGTTTCATTCTAATAAAACGATATTGATTGTGTCTAGAACAGACAATGACGCAATGAATTTTCTTAGAGACAATGTGGTGTTTTTATATAACAATTTACCAGAATGGATGAGAGAAGTTTGGCTACCAATAAAGATGAATGACCATGAAATAGTATTTCCAAATGGTTCTAGCATACGGTCTTTAACATCTCATCAAGATGTTTTACGGTCGAATGCTTCATCGTTGAATATTATTGATGAAGCCGCGTTTATTGGCAGCATGGATGTTTTGTGGGCAGGTGGGTGGTCAACGTTACAACATGGTGGTAATGTTATTGTTATTTCTACGACTAATGGTATTGGAAATTGGTATTGGAATGCATGGACCGACGCTGAAGCAGGATTGAACAATTTTAATCCTATTACCATCAATTGGTGGGATATGGATTGGTCAATTGAATATGATGATCCGTTGTCTAATCAACATCGTAGAATCGCGCCCACCGATGGTATTAGAAAATGCACCGATCAGGCTGAAATAGAAAAATATGGGCCATATTGGTCCCCATGGCTAGAAGAACAATATAAAGCTTTGCAGGAAAAAGGTGAAGCATGGAAATTTGAGCAAGAGATTTTAGCATCTTTTGTTGGATCTGGTAATACTGTTCTATCAAAGTCGGCTATTAACCATGTTACTTTAACGGTAAATGATGATTTTGAATGCATAGATGGATTGCAGACTTACGTGCATCCTGTTAGTGGTGAATCGGAAGATTTAGATTTTGGGTTTACGGAGCCAGACGAAGGACTATGGGTGTGGGATAGACCTGTTGGTGCCACACCCAATGTGAAAAACGAACGAGGAGAGATAATACAACCTGGCCAAGCCGCATATTCATATACAATGGGTGTTGATACGGCCACTGGTAAAGGTAGAGATTACCATGCCATACAGGTATTATGCATTGATACGATGACACAAGTCGCAGAATTCATGGTGAGGTGTTTGCCGCGCGAATTGGTTAAATATATTGATCGGATAGGTAGATGGTATAACTGTGCTCTATGTGTGGTAGAAAGAAACAATGGTGGGGACACTTTAATTGACGAGTTGAGATATGGTGTGATGTACCCTAGATTATGGAGAAAAAAAGGCATAAATGATAAGCCACGTGCTTCTAATTCTTCGCAAGCACGCTCGTTGCAAGTTGCAAGTTATGGTTTTTATACGAGTTCGTCTAGCAAAGCGACTCTTAATAAATTTTTATTGAATAATATCAGAGATAATAATGACGATGGATATAAAATTAATAGCAAAAGATTATTAAAACAAATTCAGACTTATGTTCGTAAAAAAGACAGAGCTGGCAGAGACACAGGTAGAACAGAAGCTGAAGATGGGTCTGGAAACTTTGACGACCTTGTTATGTCTTTTGCTTTATCGTTAGTGGGAACCACTGATATATTTACAGTTGATTCTTCTAATCTTACTCCCTTTGCCGCCAGCAGTGATTTAAGTATGTTCGGTGGTGGCTCTCCAATAAACAATGAACAAGTAATTGCTGACCAAAAGTCATTTATTGAAAAAGGTGGCCCCCAATTAATGATGCCGATGGCATTGGCTCCTGACCAACTACCTGAAGTTTCTGCGCAACAGGAAATAGAAAAATACGCTTCGCAATTGGGGGCAATACCAATTAGCGATGGCAAACCAATAGTTAATCCTAGGAAGAATTTTTACGATTAAATATTGGCAGCTAATATACATCTTTAGTAAATATACCATTAAACCACCATCTATATTCCGCAAGCGCGGGGATTCATATGCCTAGCAATTGGCTGTTATTTGACAGGATACGTGCGTTAACTCGCAGTCATAAAATATATCAAGCTGATCGTATATTCCAAGATCAATCTTCAATTGATAGACTTACTGCTGGCGCAGAGTTTCTGGATTTTAATCAGCAAGGCGCAATTTTAGATCAGACTAATCTGCAAATAAACAGATTAGAAAGATATAAAGATTATGAGCAGATGGATCAGACTGGAGAAATTTCACTAGCGTTAGATCTTTATGCTGATGAAGCTTCATTGGTTGATCCAGAAAGAAAACACACATTAATCATACGTGCTCACAATAGAAGAATTAAAAATGAATTAGAAAATTTATTCTTCAACATATTACAATGGGATAATTATCAAAGACCAGCTGTTAGATATTTATGTAAATATGGCGACTTTCCTTGCGAGATAGTTCCAGATCAGAATCGAAACGGCGTATCGTCTATTCGATTTATGAACATTTATAATTTTACTAGAATAGAAACAAGATATGGTGACTTAGTAGGATTCTTTTATCAAGATGAATTAGTGCCTGAGCCTTTATTCCTTCATCCTTGGCAGGTGATGCATTTAAGGCTTACGAGCTTTGAAAACATATATCATCCATATGGTAGGGCTATACTTGATGGTGGTAGGAAAGCGTTTAAACAATTAAGATTAATGGAAGATGCGGCTTTAATTTATCGCATTACCCGTGCTCCTGAAAAGAGAAAATTTTCAATACCAGTGGGGTTGATTCCTCCTAAAGAAGTTCCTGAATACATGCAAATGATTGCAAGGAACTTTAAAAGACAACGTTTTTATAACCCATCCAGCGGCACTTTTGATGAACGATATTCTCCATTGATTCAAGAAGATGACTTCTTCTTACCCAAACGACCTGATGGTTCTGGCCCTGATATTGATGTGTTGCCGGGGGCAGAAAATTTAGATCAGATAGCAGATATTGAATATTTTAAAAAGAAAATGATAGCGCCTTTAAAAATTCCGTTTTCTAGAGTTGGGATTGGGGAAGGTAGTGGTGAATCTAATGATAAATCATTGTCACAATCACATGCGGAATTTGCTAAGGCTGTGCAGTGGGTTCAAAGAGAAGTTGCGTCAGGATTAACTAAAATAGCAATAGTGCATCTTGCTTTAAGAGGGTATGGCGCTGATGATTTGAAGGGATTTGACATAGCCCTTACTGCAACTTCTGCCATGGAAGAATTATATAGGATAGAAACATGGCAAACTAGAGTCAGTGTTATGGCTGAACTCAAAGAGCTTGGTTGGTTTCCTAAGGAATGGATTGTTACTCGGTTTACCGACTTATCTCCTGATGAAATCGAAGAATTAAAAGATATGGAAGAAGTGGAAGCTGCTGGTGGCGCAGGTGGTGGTGGACCAGCAGGAGCATTGGGGATAGGCGACGAGGAATTGGATGGAGAAGACGGAGAGGAATTGGACGGAGAGGAATCGGGCGGAGAGGAATTGGGTGAGGAAGACGGATTGGGTGAAAATGGTGAAGAGGAAAAATCACCAATAATAGATGGCTTTGATTATGAAGCTGAAAAGCGTTTATTGGCAGAAATGAAGAAACAAGGAAACAAAAAAGAAGCAAAGAAATTGATTAATAAGTGGAGCGAGCGGTTAGGAAAGGATACTAGTCCTAATAATAATCAAATTATGAATTCTTTTGACCATATGTTAGAGACGAAAGAATTAGATGGTTTATCTTCTAGCCATCCATCGAATGCACCAAGCAGCAATGGGAAATTCCGTCCTCCGCATAATCCCAATGAAGATGAAGGGCTGATAGTTGAATGGTCTATTAATGAAGATGAAAGGAATAGCGCTATCAAGGAAACGCGCGATGTGTTAATCGATGATTCTTCGATGCCCAATACCGCAGAAGCTGATATTACAGAAGATGACATCCCTGTGGGTCCAAAAAGTTAACAACAATTACAATAAGATTATTTTCGTTCAAAATTAGTATAGTTAAAGGCGTGTAGTGAACATAAGAGATAGGAGTTTACAGATGGCTCAGAATCAGAAAACAGTGGCTAGTCCAGTTCAAATGGATAGCCGAAAGTTTCTGGGAGCACTTAACGATTCATCTCAAGCTAAAGTAACTTTTTATGAATCGAAAGTCGCAGAAATGGGAAAAGCAGCCGGTAAGAACTGGCAGCTTGCTTCGCTTAAGATCAAACGAATAAATCGGGATAATCATTATTCTGGGGAATTATACATCGAAGATGTTGATTCCCATGATTATTATATGGCGGATTGCAGCCGGGAAAAAGGCGGCAAAATTGTAATTGAAAATATTAGACAAATTGAAATTATTGAAGAGCAGAAACAAGCTCTATTTGAGCAGAGTTGTTCTAAATTGATCGATGCGATTGAAGCAAATGATCAAAAAGCGATGGGTTCTGCATTTAATAAAATGTCAGGACAAAGGTTCTCTGGTCGCGCGGTTCCTTCTTCTGGTCTTGTTCGTACCAAAGATGGTATTGTGCGCACAATTAAAATTCAAGGTAACAATGCACTGGGTGAAGAGATACGACCGCAAATAATTGCAGCTTTGGTTGAATCTCTTAGCGATAGAGTGGTGATTGAAGGTGGTTCGGTGGTTGCCGGACACTTTGATGATGGTGAAAAGATTAAACTTCCAGTCACAAAATGGGCAGCCCGCAAGCTTGTAGGCAAGCACATGCGAGAAGCTGCTCAAAATGCATATTGGTCTCCGGGTTTTCAAGCTAGAATATTTAACACGGCTAAATTAATTTATGGAGACAAGATTGAAGAAGCAATAAAATCGATTTCTTTGTTTTTAAATGAAAATGAAGAGTTTACTTTGTTGAACCGTTCTCAAACGCAGACTCTTATTGAAAATGCGTTGGCGGCCAATTGCTTCTTTAACCAGCAATTATGCGATGACACCACCACATTGTTTTATCGCACCAACCTTAAAATTAATAAAGATACCATTCTCGCAGAATGGCGCAATATTGCAAAGAAGGTAGAACATCCTGTTCTTCTGGAAAATGTCAATATTCTTGAGAATACTAAAAATTTTGAAGCTGCATACGATAAATTTTTAGAACTTATTTTCGAAGCAATTTCGAATAGAGAAGTAGCCGCAGAAGCGTTGGCAACTACTCTAGAAGTGCTAAAAGACAAGACTCCTAGAATCAAGGAGTCCAACGATATGTCTAGCAGGCTGAATGAGTTGATTAGCCGTCTCAAAGATCCTGAGTTTGACGATAGTGCGATTTATGAAGCCGAAGATCTCATAGCCACTGTTCAAGAAGAATTGGCTATGAATGAAAATCTCAGTGATTTTGATGCTATGCCCGGCGATGAATTGGGTGACGATGAAATGGGTGGCGATGAATTGGGCGGCGTCGGTTTGGGCGGCTCTGAAGCACCCATTATAAACATCAATGCACCTTTGATTTCTATTGGCAGCAGTAATGTTTCTGGTGGAGAAGGTGACGAAGACCTTGGTGACGAAGACCTTGGCGACCTTGGCGACGAAGATTTTGAAGACGACATTGAAGATGAAGACCTTGGTGAAGAAGAAAGCCTGGCTGACATGTTGGGTGGTGGTGAAGAAGAGGAAGAAGAAGATTTAGGTTTAGGGCTTGAAAGTAAGAAAAAGAAGAAGAGAGCTATTAAAGAAAATAAGCCGTTTCCTGGGGCTGCTCCGCCGTTTGGTGGCGATTCCGACGACGACAGCGACGACGACGGTGATGATGACGGTGATGATGACGACGTTGATGACAGCGGTTCTGGAAAGCCATGGGAAGAAAGTGCGGATCCTTACGCAATTAAGAGTGGCGAACTTTCTGCCATGAATATGAGCGATTATGGCGCGCCGATTCTTTCTGATGCCGGAGATATGGTTCAGGTTGTCAACCTTATGAATCGTTTAGCTGAAGAGCATAAGCTGGAAGGTTCTGATCTTACGGAAAATCTTGATGATTTAGCTCGCGCAAGCATTGAGGGCGCGGGATTGAGGGTTCCTTCTAATAAAATTGGTGTTGCGGTTGATGAAGTCGTTCAAAACTTCCTCCAAGTTCGTAATGAAGGCATTGTCGACGATGTTGTAGATACGGCTACTTCTGGCGTGGATGCATTGTTGCCTGACGATGACGATGACGATGACGAACTTGACGAAGATCAATATAAAGGTCCGACTCGGAGACGACGCTACGGAATGCGTAGAAATAGCGTTACTGCTTCCGAAAGCACAGAAAAATTTGTTACTTGGATTGAAGAACAAAGCGATGGTAAGTTAGGTCAGATGGGTGATGTGAAGTTCATTTATGACCATGGTGGTGATTCCAACATTGATCCTATAATCCTTAGTGAGGATGGTAGTGTCGAAATCCCAATTCCATCAGAATTGCGTAGTGATGCTACTGCTATTGCTACTGGGTCTGAGGAATTTAATGGTTTCTTAGAATGGCTTGAAAGCAATATTGAGCAATTACGTCCAATAAGCGACGGTGAAAATGATGCTTTAGAAGAAGCTATTGCTACGATTCATGCTAATGCTGATGGTTCAATTTCTGTTGAAGTTGATGCTGATGTTGAAGTGGATGAAATGGGTGGCATGGACATGGATATGGAGCCTGGTATGGAGCCTGGCATGGACATGGGGCCTGGCATGGACGATGAAACTGCTGGGATGGAGCCTGTAGATGCTATTGCAGCTGACACACCAATGCCTGAACCAGCAGCTGACGCGATGCCCGATTTTGAAAACATGGATGATGAAGGCCCCGTTGATGGTGAAGTCCCTGAAGGCCCCGTTGGTGATGAAGATCAGCCTAACTTTGGTGGTCCTGTTGGCGATGAAGATGATGAAGACGAAGAAGATGAAGAAGTTGCCGAAGACAAAGACATAACTCATCCGCAAAGCACCAAGTACAACAAGCACACTAAAGACAATAAGCGCGACATGCCTAAGGTTAAAATGCCTAAGGCTAGTAGTGATAAACTTGACAGTGTTGGGCCTAGTTTGAAGAAAGATGATGGTTCTGGAACTAAGCCTCCTGTCGCTAGAAAGGGAGACAATTAATGCTTCCCACAAGACGAGGAAAATTAACAATATCAGAAAATCTTGTCGATCGCCGCGTGATTGCCGAAACTGGCACTATCCCATCTGGCATGCAATTGATTCGCGACACTTTCGCATTTCAGGTTCTTGACAAGAAAAATGTTGTTGTTGAAGGTAAAAATGGACAAGAAGAACCAGCTGTTAGAGTCACTGGGTTGTTTCAAGAAGGTGATGTAGAAAATGCTAATGGTAGGGTTTATGATGCACGTGAGGTGTTAGCACCAGCGGTGCAATCCATTCAAGAGGACATATCGTCAAGAGCTGTGATGGGAGAATATGATCATCCAGCGGATGCCAAAATCCACCTAGACAGAGTTAGCCATCTAATTACTAAAATATGGATGGAAGGCCGAAAAGTTTATGGTGAAGCCGAAGTATTACACAAATTACCGTGTGGGGCATGCCTGAGGGGATTATTCGAACACAATATTCGTGTTGGTATTTCTTCTCGCGGCGTTGGAGACATGGAAGTTGTGGAATCTGGTGGGCAAGAGAAATACAAAGTGTTGCCTGGGTATTCCTTTGTAACATGGGACGCCGTTGCGGAACCATCTGTTTCTAATGCCATTTTGAACATTAGAGAAGGGTTAGAACAGCACTTGAAACCGCTTAAAAAGTCGCGTGGAAAACGTGGAGTGTTTGACCCAAAAGTTTACCAAAGCATGGTTGTTGAAGAAATCAATAAGTATTTTGGTCTTAAATGATCATGTAGTAATTAATTACTGTGGCATTTCGGTCAAATATAACATTATTGGAACATAATTGGGAGCCAATAAAATGGACAAGATTAAATCGCTGTTGGAAAAGGTCGGAGTTAAACCCGAATTATCTCAACAAATTTGTACATCTTTAGAAAATTACAGATCAACTTTGCGTGAGCAATTTGATGCCGAGTATTCGGCTAAAATTGAAGAAGCAAAAAAGGTGTGCATTGAAGAGACTGAAGCGCATAAGCGTGAATTGTCTCGTCGTGTGCAGGTTTTTTGTGAAACTAAAGGAGCTGCTATTGAGGCAACTGTTGCTAAGCAGTCAGCCCTTCGAGAGTCCGAAGCTGTTTCCAGGCTTAAGTCAATTGTATCCTTGGTAGAGGGGATCGAGCCAAATGGAGAGCTAAACGGAGAACTTGAAGCTGATGTTAAAAAGCTGAAGCAAAGGCTTAAAGCGGTAACTGAAGGTAAGCAGCTGGCTGTCGCTACGGCGAACAGACAAACTGCTTTGGCTGAAAAAGTTCTGAAGAAGAACAGAATTTTAGAGGCTAAATCGGTAAAGGCGAAAGCTGATGCCACAATCGTTGAAAATAGGCGACCTGATAGAAAACCTGCCCGTATTGATGCCAATAGGCAATCTGGCCGACCGGTATCGACACGTGCAACATTAGTCGAAAGTCAAGATCCTCGTCCTGTTCCTACGCGACAAGATTCTCATATTGCTTCCACTGGTGACGGTGGTGGGTTTGGAGTGGATTCAATCGCTGTCGACATGGACGAAGATTTAATTTAATTTAATTAATTTATTACTAGGAGATTAAGATGACTCTACCAACACGAAGGGGGCGTGCTCCGCAGCGTCGCCACCTTACTGAGGGTGCATCTGGTCGACCTCTCAATGAAGAAACTGATTTGCATCGCGCAGGTGTTCTTCATGAAGCCAAGAAGAACCAACTGGTTAAGAAGTGGTCGCCAGTTCTGAGTAAATGCCGCGAGGTAACTCAGAGCAAATTCGGACTGATGGCAGCCATTCTCGAAAATCAGTATAACGCTTGGAATCCTGAGAATCGATCGGTCATTCTTGAAGACCAAACTACTACGGCAAATATCGCTGACTTTACGCGATTTGCACTTCCGCTCATTCGGAAGTCATATCCGAAGTTGATTGCTGACAGTCTTGTCGGCGTTCAGCCCATGAGTCAGCCTGCGAGTCTGATTTTCTACATCAGATATCGTTATGCTCTTTCGAAGGGCCAGACGACTGCTGGTACTCAGATCATGCGTCAAAACACTGCCCAGCAATTTGCGCGGCAGAACGGTTGGGCACTTGATCCTTACTATAGTGCTCAGGAAGTTAAGGGTGAAGATCTTTCAACCCTTACTGACTACACTATTTCGGGTACCTTGGCTCATCGTCCAGTTCTTGCTGGCACGGTTGTGGTTGAAGTGTTTGCGGACGCAGATGATGCTGATCCCGCATGCTCTGATGCAACGCCTTGCTTGAGAGTTTCGTTCGATGCTGATGGCGATCCGGATGTGGTTTTGGTGGGAAGTTGCTCTGGCTTCACGGCCAACCTTGCCGTTGACACCCGTTCTGGTCAGACTAAGTTTGATCATACTACTGGTACCGTCACTGTTATCCTGGATGATGACTCTGGCGAATTCCCTCAGACGGCTGTTTGTCGTGTGAATTATGAGTATGATCTGGAAGCTAACCCCTTCCAACCAGAAGTTACCCTGAGTATCGACAGTGACAGTGTTGCTGCCGTTACGCGTAAGCTTAAGACTTCTTGGAGTCTCGAAGCTGCACAGGATCTCAAGTCGGTTCACAACATTGATGCTGAATCTACTCTTACTGACTTGATGGCTGACGAGATGGTTGCGGAAATCGATCGTGAAATTATTAACGATCTGATTATTGCCGCTGCTATTCGTGCTAGCCATAACTTCGCGACCGCCGCTGGGTCTTCGGTTAACTTTACAGATCGCAACATTGCGCTTCTGTACAAGACTCTGGAAGTTGCGAACATCATCCATAGAACCACCTTACGTGGTCCTGCAAACTGGATGGTGACGTCGGCTGACGTCTGCTCGAAGTTCGAGCAGCTGAATGATTTCCGTTCCTCCGATGCCTTCACGACTGAGGGTGTGGATATTGGAATCATGAATGTTGGCTCGATTCAGGGCAAGATGAAGGTCTACAAGGACCCACTCTTCCCGAATTGTCGGATCCTTATGGGGTTCAAGGGTGGAAGTGTACTGGACGCTGGTTATTTCTATGCTCCATACATTCCGCTGCTGTCGACCCCGACTGTCCTCGATCCGAATAGCTTCACGCCAAATAAGGGTATTATGACCCGGTACGGCAAGAAGTTGATCGAAGATGGAGGCTTATACTATGGAGTGATTACAGTCTCGAACCTTTAATGGTTAGGGTTGCTGTTTAAGCTCCTGATCCTTGACAAAGGATCGAAGATCTGATAAGATTAAAGCCCGGTTGGTCATGTGATCAACCGGGCTTTTTTCGTATATGATGAGGAGCAACGTTATGCCAGCGCTTAAAAAACCCACGTTATGTGATAGATGTTATGAAGAAACAGAATGTGAATCAAGCGATTTTAAGCATTTGTTTAAACCTGAGAGGTGGGTTTGTAAAGAATGCGACCATGTTCAGGTAGAACGACCACAACGTAATGATCCAAATAAATGCCGAGAATGTGATGCCAAAAGAGGTGAGAAGGAATTCGCGGTACACAGCAACATCTGTCTAGAATGCAAACGGTCTTATAATGACGATTATTATGAGGACAATAAAGATCAAATTCGTCAATGGCACCGCGATGATAGAAAGAAAAGACCGGGAGCCAGACAAGAGCAAGTTCGCAAAGCTGTTCAACGTTCTCCGGAGTCTTTTATTCGACATTTGATGCAGCATATTAGGAAAAAGTCAAATCACAAGAAAGTCAAGTTGGGTAAGCTGAATCCGGCTTGTCTAGATGTCACTATTGATTTTGATTATCTTTGGGGTCTTTGGGAGGCCCAGGATGGTAGGTGTGCCCTTTCCGAACTCCCTATGATGCATGAGTTTAATAATCTTTGTTCTATTTCGGTGGATCGTGTTGATTCGACTATGGGTTATGTTCGGGGGAATGTGCAACTTGTTTGTAAGTGGGTGAATCTGGCGAAGGGTTCGCATGGGAATGAGGAGTTTTTGGGGCTTATTGATAATGTGAGGGCTGTTAGGACATAATTGACGTAATCAAAATTAAATTATGAAACTTCGCAATATTATTGAATCAGATGAAGA